CCCAGCGTGAGCGCGTCGAACAAGTCGCTGTGCTTGCTGAACGCGTACTCATCAAGGGAGACAGCGGCAGGGTTGAGACCCTGTTGCCTGCCCGCGTCCGCGCTCACCACGCGATAGGTGTTGTCCTTGTACCGGATCACGTCGCGCTGCACGTCGCAGACAGACGCAAGCTTCGGGGAAGCGTTGACCATTTGCTTCGCGGAGTCGAACACCATACGAGCCTGATTACGGTCGTTGGCGGCAGCGATGATCTGACGCTGAGCGTCCGCCCGATCGGCAATCAAGTGATACAGCATGATCGCTGCGGCAATGGTGGACTTGCCGTTCTTGCGCGCCACGCACACGACAACCGTGCGATGCTTCCGGCGCCAACGGCCGAAGGTGTCCTGAGTCAGCTCGTACGCGTCCACGAGTAGTGAGCGCTGCCACGGCAGAAGCCTGAACTTCTGGCCGGCGAACGACCCAGTCAGGTAGCAGAACTCTTCAATCCACTTCGCTACCCGGTAACCCTCAGAAGGGGTTTCCGCATCCTTCGGAATGTGCCGCGCGATGACGGGGTCAATTCCATCCCACTTCGCCACGGCACCCCCTAAAAGTCTTCCGGACCCGCAGCCACCTTCCGCGCTTCAGCGGCCACGAGCCCCAGGCGCATGCGGGCTTCAGGCGTGAACCCAATCGCCGATTCGATCGTTCGAAGTTCCTTCTCCGTGGACTCCACGTAGCGCAAGAGCGGGTGAGCGACGATCTGACCCGTACTGCCTTCCTGGGTCAGCCCGTCTCGTGTCACCTCAGCCAAGAGCGCGTCACGTCGGTCGTGGAGTTCGCAATACCGCGTGATCAGGTTGCGGTCCGTCTCCGGGCTGAACGCGCCCATACCGGCAGACCACACGTTCCGCCATACGTCCTTGCCCGTCGGTCCCAGGTGGGAAGGCACACGGGGCGCACGACCCTCGTACACGACCGGGGCCGGCTCAACGTCAGCGGCACCATTCGCGTTCCCTGTCTTCAGCTCAGGGTTCTTTGCGCGACTCATGGCACCCCCTAACGGAGCTTCAGACCCCCTTAACGGGTACGTTCCCGGGCGGTACATAACGGGGCGTTTCAACGTCAGCCCAGGTCAGCGCGAAGGGCGCAAAGCCAAAATCCGGCGTCACACCTAGCGCGCGTTTTCCGAGCTGGGACCGGGATCGCTGGAGGCTAACGGTCTGAACTTTCGGACCGCATTCCCCTTCCCGTCGGATCAGAACGGAGGATTCTTACGAGGAAAGTCCGTACGAGTCTTGGCCTTGTGACACGCCTTGCACAGCACCTGAACGTTCTCGTCCACGTCGTCGCCACCCAATGCAAGGGGCTTGATGTGGTCGATATCCACGGCGCTACCAAGGAACAACCCAGGACAGTGGGCACAGCGCACAAGCTCACCACTCTTGATGATGGCTCGTACCTTGCGCCTCAACCGTGCCGCAGCGTTGTTGCCACGAGCTATCGCAGCACGCCTCTTACTGTGGCTCTTGATGCTGCGCCGTGCGTTGTAGTTGCTGTGGTGCAGGGCGCAACGTCCACTGTGGGTAGCCCACCCCCTACATTCAAGGCAGCGCGTACGCATGGACACCCCCCTACCCCTCAACGTTGGCGACGCGTGCGGGGCAGTCTGATCCCGCTTACAGCAACGGGTGATGAAGCCCCCTGCCGACCCTTTGGCTACGCGAAGTGTGATTGCCCGTAAGGGCTCGTGCATCGGACGGGATTCGAACCCGCGTCGCCCCGTCACCCGGGGAGTTCTGTCCGCTGAACTACCGATGCCGCACATCCGTCCCCTGATCAGGGGGAGTTTCAGTGCACCCGGGGAGCTACCCCAGTGGAGCCGCGAAAGGGATTCGAACCCCTGACATCCCGATTACGAAACGGGTGCTCTGACCAACTGAGCTATCGCGGCCGGCGACGGCTTGCCTGGGTGGGAGTTATGGACACCACCACTTACGGCAAGCCGTCTCATCCGGGCTTCAACGATGGGAGAGATCATCGGAAACCCAGGAACCAAGGGACGCACTCTGTCCGCCGTTGCTTGCTCGCTACTGGATGCGCGGTGCAAGTCCCTCTACCTATATGAAGGGAGTGGGTGACGCGGTATCAGCGCGGAGCCCCGACGTGACGTTGTGATGATGGGACGCGAAATCTGGATTGCCCTTAGAGTTTCTTATGGGAATGTGAGTTTTGGATCACAGCGTCACAGCATCACTCTTCCCAGGTCAGACGGCTTGTCGCTCCGTGCTGTCGTGACGAAGGAACTACTAGTTAGCCTAACTAACGATCTGAAGGCACACGAAAAGGGGCCAAACCCGCAGGCTCAGCCCCTTCCGCTGTCACCCAGCGTCGACCACGCTGCCCGCTAGCTCTTCCGCGCCCAGGGCGAAGAACTCGTTGCCCATGCCCCAGACCACGCGCTCTTCGTTGAGCTTGAACACGCGTCCACGCTTCGCCCTCTTGATCCGGACCGTGACCCCAGCTTCACGAAGCATGTCCCGTCGCCCCTTGTCGTCGGCGTCGCGCCATGCGTCCGCCATGGTCACGCCCAGTTGGATCACTTCAGTGCGTGCCGGACGGGCTTCGCGTGTCTCAAGCTCCGCAAGACGTGCGTCAAGTGCCGTCGCACGTTGCTTCCACGCCGCTTGTGCAGCCTTGCTTTGCTGCTGACCCTGTTCCTTCATGTGCGCCACGTATTCGGCCGTCGTGGCGTCAATCTCCGGCTGAGGGTCGTACCCAGGGATACGGCGGGTTTCCGTCAGTCTCATACCACCGACGGCACCAATGAACCGGTCACGCACGTACTCTTCAGCCCATTCGCGCTTCACGCTCGCCGGCTCCGGGCACTTTTCGCCGCGCCCCCATGATCCGCATTTGTAGACGTCGGAAACGCCCTTACTGTTCGCTGAGGGGCGCCCCATGAACATGTGTCGCCCGCACCCGTCGCACAAGATCACGCGCAGCAAAAGGGCGACGCTATCGGACCGGAACCACTTAGTTCCGTCAGCGTTGTTGTCCGTGAAGAGCGCGCCCACAGCGTCGAATTCTTCACGCGTGAGAATCGGCTCACGAGTGGCCATTACGGGCACGCCTTCGCTATCGCGCACGGGGCCGGAGTCGGTAGTTTTCCAGCCCAACAAGGCTTCAGAAGTAAGCATTCTCTTGAGTGCGTTGTGACGCCAGAGAAACCGCTCTTTCACGATCTTTTCGCCGCTACTGTTGCCAACCCTGCCGCCGGTTTTCCGACCCTTAATCAGGCTCCAATGATCACGTGGTGAAGGGATTCCGGCCGTGTTGAGTTCCGCGCATATTGCGCCTGCCGTCTTGCCACCCATGAGTTCCTTGATGATGGTTTCAATCACGGCAACGGCGTCGTTGTCCTGAACAAGCGTCCACCCGCCGTCTTCCAATTCGGCCGGCTCGTACCCGTAAGGCGGCTTTGAGCCGCGCCAACGAAGCGGCATGACTCGCATTGCCGACTGAGCGCCTAGAACACGCTCACGGATTGACTGAGCCTCCATCTGAGCGGCGAATGCGAAGAGCGTGACCATGAGCTGAGCCATTGGGTCCAGCGGGTTGCGGAAGTCGAGCACAAGCCTTCCGCCCGGTCCTTCGGCAATCACGATCATCTTCCGGTGATCGCGCGCCCATTTCGACAGCCCGTGCATGTCGTCCATGGACCGAACGGCACGGTCAAAACGCCAAAAGACAAGTGCGTCAAAGTCTTCAGGGCGCTTCAGCCACGCACCCAGCTCCGGCCGCTCGAACGGCGTTGTCTTGGACGCGCTAACGCCCAGGTCGACCGCTTCACGGCCGCTAAAGTCGATACCCAGTGCCGAGCCGGCTTCGTGGTTGGCGTCGCGCTGACGTTCAGGGCTTGTCGTCTCGTCGGTGAGCACAGACAGGCGAAGGACGGACAAGCCACGTAGGGGAGTAGTCATGCCCGCCATGAAGGGAGTCGGTGACCCGTCGCTGACCTGGGGTTTTGCCATCATCGGGAGGGTTCTCCTGAACTGTGAGTTCAGTCCCTCCGGGTTTCCGAAGGGACGCAACTAACAGTTCTAGCATGTCCCACGTGTCCGGGTCTGGCCGTTTCCCCAGGAAGTTGCCCCGCGCTCAGCCCCGTTTCTGCCGCGCTAGATCCGTAGCGTGGACGTCACCGACACAGCGCGATTGGTGGGATTCGTCATGCCTGAAAACGTCCGCCGGCTTCCGTGGACCGGACCGAACGGCGAACCTGAGTACGCGGCGCCCGGGGAAGTGGACGGCTTCGCGGACCGGGAAGAAGCCCACACGATCAGCATGGCGCGGGAAGACGTTCGATACGCGTTGGCCATGGTGGACCACGCATCCCATGAAGACCTTCGCAAGCTCGTGCGCTCGTTGGTCGACCACGTTGTGTGCGTCGCGCGGGTGGCAGACATGCGCGAAGAGCGCCTTAAAGACCCCTCGTACGGTCCGGCGGTACGCGCCATTGAAGGGGCGTTGCGGAAGGCTCTTCCGACCCGCTGAAGGCCAAAAGAAGCCCCGCCCATGCGCCACGGGGGGAGCACACGAGCGGGGCTCTTCCGGACCGCTGAAGCGTATGGCTCAACGGACCGGGGTCGGGTGGTTACTGGGGTCGTCCGGGTGACCGTGCGTCCGGTGCACGCGCATGGCCTGAAGGGTGGTTAGGGCAAGCTCAGCGTCGTCCGTGCGGGTGCTGACCGTCACGAAGCCACGGAGCATCGCGCATGTGACGCACTTGTTCGGGTCGACCGGTCCGGGGCGTGGCTTCAAGAGATCTTCGTTCACGGCCATCGGGTCACCACTTGATCGGTTCGGCGTTGCCGCCAACGCATATGGGGCACGGTCGCTTGAACGTGAACTTGCACAGCGCGCAGCCGTCGAACCCGCAGCACCCGTCACACCAAATGGCACGGTGACCGAAGCACACGCCGCATAGGTCGCCTTCCGTCCACAGTGACCAAACCGGTTCCCCACCCGTTCGGCCGGCTCGTGGCTTCGGGCGAACCGGGGCTTCTATCTCTGCGCGCTTCGTTCGAACAGGGGCTATCCGCCGTGGAGCGACCCGGGGGCGTTCCGGCGCCGTAGTCATTCGCACGCCTCAGCGGCTGTCTCCGGCTCGTTCTCGGCTTCGTCGTCGTCCGGGTCCGGCAGGCGCATTCCGCGCGACTCAGCGACCCTCAGCGCGTCGCCCAGGCATTCCATAAGCCTGACAGCCGCGTACCGCACTGCCGCATTCGGAGACGTCGGGTCGTCCAGCACTTCCCGCGCGTTGGTGAGCATGTCGCGCCCCATGGCCAACTGTGCGGCTTCCATGTCATCCGCAAGCGCGCTCAACACGCTCCCCGGAGTGCCGTCAGTGCTCAGGTAGCACGCCTTGCCTTCAGTGCTCCACGGCAGTAGGCGCCCCTGGGTGTCGGATCTCGTGATCACGATTTTGACCCCCTTCACGGCTTCGTCAAGGGGGACGTTACGAATTGACAGGTACTCAATCCACGCGTGCAAAGCGGTAGTTGGGGCAGGCGCGCTCACGAACTACCGCGCAGCGTGGTACTTACCCAGAAACGCCCAGGTGAGCGGCCATTTCGCGCATTTCTTCCGTCAGCGTGCGCTTCCGGGTCGCGAGAAGATCACTCATGATGTGCCGCGCCATGGGTTGATGAGTTATCCAGCCACCCGCACGCGACTTGATGTCCAAGAGTTCTTCAACGGCGTCTTGATGCGAACCCGTGTTCACGTAGGCACGCGCCACGTCCAACCGGTGCCGATTCCAGTTGTTCGACGTCACGCCGCCCAGGTTCTTCAGCCCTTTTCGTGACAGCTCTTCTTCGCCGGCTTGCCGGAGCACTGAGCGCGCGTCTCCTTCAAGTAGCGCGTCCTCAATGGCTTTCATCTTGGCCGTGGCCGGACCGAAGCCGCCCCAGTGATCGGGAAAGCTCATGTCTTCGCGCCCCATGGCTTCAGCGGCAGACGCGGCCATACGCCGTGCGTGCTTCGCTTCGTCGGGTCGGTTGTTCCGACGGGAAGACGCGGCCACCCGAAGCCACAGTTCACCCCACACGGCAAGGTGCTGGGTCGACGCTGCGGACAAGCGTGGTTCGATCGTTTCTGCCGCTTGCGCTGCCAAGTCTTCGCACTCGTCAAAACGATCTTGTCGGAGCAAGAGCCAACACATGCCGACGACCCCGGTAGCCGCTGTGAGGGTCTGGCCGTTTTCCTTGGCAAGCTTGATCGCTTCGGCAAGCGCGTAGTACCCCATGTCGTACTGACGCGTCTGGGTCAAGAACTGACCGGTCATCAGTAAGACTTGCGAACGGGCAATCACGGCGTGCTGACGGTCTTCACCCTCAAGAGCGGCAACGGCGGCTTCCGACGACCGGAGAAGACTCGGAAGCATCTTCGCGACGGACGAGTACCGATCCTTCTCGTACAGCGCCCGTGCGTCGCGCACCTTGCGCTTCGTCTCGTTCAGCTCAGAAGCCTCAACCGGCTCCGCCACATGCGGGGACAGCCCAACGGGCGGCATGAGCGCACGGCGTAGCTCGACAAGGTGTTGCCTGTTCGCGTCGTCTTGGGGTCCGACGATTGACCGTGGCGCTTCCGTGGCAAAGAGCGCGCTCGTGGTCACCCCCAGGGCGCGAGCAAGCGCGTGAAGGGTCTCAACGCGTGCGTCGCCCCCTTGTTCGACCTTGCGCACGGTGCTCAGCGACAGTTCAGCGGCTTCCGCCAACGCTTCCTGATTCATGCCCGCTGTGCGTCGGAACTTCCGGACGTTGTCCGCCAACCCGTTCGTCATAGGGAATCACCTCACAACAAGCGTATGCCCGCAGCGGCGAAGCTCGACGCAAACCAAAGAAGCCCCGTACCAACCGCCTCAGTGGCAGTCAGTACGGGGCTTCTGGTCAGACGCTCAGGGCGGCGTCCCACTCCTTGTACTTCTTCCGGACCGTTGCCGGGTGACGTCCAGCGGCAGCGGCCACCTGAACGGGGTCGACGCGGTGACGCCAACCCTTCTCAATGATCTCGTCGGCTTCCTTGTTGTTCAGGCGCTCCGCCGGCTCCGGCTCTTCCTCCGGCTCAGGCTCCGGCTCCGGAAGCTCATCCTGTACCGGCTCCGGCTCGTTCAGCGGCTCAGGCTCCGTCGGGTCCGCCGTCGTCTCCGGCGCCTTCACGGGCGTGCTCAGCGCGTCAGCCTCAGCCTTCGCAAGCGCGGCCATGTACACGGGTCCGACTTCGGCGAGAAGCATCACGAGCGCCGGAGCGATCAAGTGGACAGCCACGCCAACCCAGTCGTGCGCCTCAATGCTCAGCCACACGTTCAGGAAGGTCGACGCTGCGCCCGTGACCCATCGGAACGCCCCAGGCCACTTGCCCAGGTTGGTCACGCCGTACTTCGCCAACGTCGACTCAGCGGACAAGGCCATGATGAACGCCGCGTCCACGATCAGACCCAGCACCCACCCGGACCACTGCCACTCACTGTGCCTCGCGACGAACGGCGTTGTCGTCATCGCGCTGTAGAACACAAGCCCGATGATCAGGAACCACCTGCCGCCCACGAGCACGCGACGGGTTCGCTTGATCGCTTTCGTGTCCAACTCCCGCACTCCCTCAGATCGTTGTTCTCTTCTGAGCGCGAGTAAGGGAGTCGGTGACCCGACGTCAGTTGGCGACGACGACACCCACGGGAAGCACGCCTGAAGGCAGCGCCGGAATCACGCCGGAAGGCACTACGCCGGACGGCAGGGTGACGACGACGCCGGAGTTGGGTGCGGTCTTCACGCCGCCGGGTGCGGGTCGTGGAGCGTCCGCCGGAAGGTTGTTCGTCGGGTTGTCGTTCGTGGACTCCCCAGGCGCCCCGGACACAACGTCGTCACTCGTGTCTGAGCCGGCGTCCGGGTCCGTGTACGTGCCTTCGGGCTGTGCCGGTACGACTCCGGGCGGCAGGTTCGTCGGGTTCGTGTTCGTCGTGTCGCGCCCTGGGAAGGGAATCAATTCGTCCGGGACGCTGATCCCAACGCCGCGCGGAATGAACGTCTTTGCCACGTCGTCCAGTACCTTGCCGTCGCCCTGAGCGTCCTTCAACGGTCCCTTGCTGCCTGCCTTCACAGCGGCCTTCGTGCTGGGCGCTGCGCCCTTCCCGTTCGTGGCCTTCGTGCCTTCAGCGGCCTTGTCCGGGGCTGTGGCGGGTGCGGTGACGGTCTGTGTCGGCTGGGGATCAGCGGCAGCGTCAGCGGGTGCAGCGTGGCCGGAAAAGACCAGCGCCCCAAGTCCGAAGGCTGCGGCGGCAGATGCCAGAGTTGAAGCGGTGAAACTGATCTTCCCCATGTGCGGACCCCGATGATCTAGTTGTTGATCTTTGAAGCACTTACCCCTTAATGATTGCATGGGGCATGTAGTGCGGAATGCAAATTTCTGTAACGGCTACGCAACAAGGTCGTGGTCTGGCCCGTGAACCCACTCGCACGCCGTGAACACGTCGCCCCCCTGTACGAGTTGGCGCGTCTCGCGCGACCGCTTCCACTCCACGGACGCCACAAGTAGCCCCGTGTCCTTGCGCCTTCCCAGGATGCGGAAGCCGTCGTACCGGGGTGCTGCCGGAGCGCTCAAGATGCGTGCCACGAGCCGGCCATGGGCACCCAGTACGGCGCGCAGCTCAGCGCACGTCTTGATGAGTTCTTCCGTCATGTTCGTTCCCAACAGGGAACAGGGAAGCCACGCACGGGCAGCGCCTGAAGGTACCCAGACGGTCAGTGCGAGTGAGAACGGTGCATCGTGCATGTGTGCTTGCCCCCCAAGGCGGAATGTGTTCTTCCATGATGCGGTTTCGGCCGGTGACTGACCGTCATGCGTAAGACCTGGGTAAGAGCCCTCCTTAGGTAGTACAACCTTCAAGTGGCATGGTTCGTCTGGATGACTTGTGCGAGTTGTGTGCGTCGTGTGTCGAACGTTCGAACGGCTGTGCGAACTCAGGTCTACGACGCTACACGGCGCCACTGACATATGCCAGAACGTAAACCGCTTGTGCGCTTGTGAATGTCAGGACAAACAAAAACCCCAACCTACTCACGGTGAGTAGGTTGGGGCTCGTGGTCTTCGGTCAGTGCTTCACCCAGCGGAAAATGTGCGCGTGCTTCGGGTTCCCGCTGCACTTCTCGCCGTGCGCCACACACTTCAGTTCGCGAATCTCAGGCATGTCCGGACCCCTCAGAAATCGTCGGCGTGGCGTCGAGCGTGGATCAGGTCAACTCCGCTGTCCGGGCATGAAGGGCAGGGAACGAAGTTGTCCTTGCGCCACTGTTCCTGAGTGACCGTTACGTTGCCGGAGCATCCGCCA